CCGACAGATGCTCCGTGGCCACGCCCAGCTGGCCACCCGCAGCCATGACCTCGTTGATCTCATCCGTCCCTGCCGCAACTTCTGTAGACATTCGCTTGGACGTATCCGCCAGCTGGTCAAACTCAGCCTCCGTTGCATCTACGGTTTTGCGCACCGAGGTAAAGGAGGACTCAAAGTCGATGGACGCCTTGACCGCCGCCGTGCCCAGCGCAGTAATAGGCGTGGTCAGGGTGGTGGAGAGCAGCTTGCCTGCCTTGATCAAATTCTTCCCGGCGGTATCGCAGGCTTTCCCGAAGGATTCCATGCTTTTTCCGGCCTTCGTCCATTCGGACTGAGCGGTTTTCAGCTCTTTATTGCAGTTCGCAATGTCAGCCTTCGTCTGCTTTACAGCGGCACGGGCGTTGTTGAGTGCGACTTCCGCATCCTGCACCGCGTCGGTGGCCTGACGGATTTTGTCCGGATCGTTGACCTGCTGTGCCGCCTGCAGCTGTTCCTTTGCAGCGGCCAGCGCCTTTTCGTATTCTGCGACGGATTTCTGCTGAAGGCTCATCTTTTCCTGAAGCAGCGTCAGCTTTGCGGTTAATCCAGCGACGGATTTATCGAAATCCTTCACACCTGCCGCCGCCAGACGATAGCTGCTCTCGGCGGTTTTCAGCTGCTTGCCGATGGAAGCAATGCTCCGCTGGCTGGCTTGAATCGCTTCACCTGCGGATTTCCAGCTTGTCTGGGAGAGAGCGAGCTGACGATTGCACTGGTCGATCTCCGAGGAAGTTTCTCGAACTGCGGCTTTTGCGCCGTTCAGCTTAGTCTGCGCCGAAGAGAATGCGTCGGCCGCATTTTGAGTACTCTTTTTCAGTGCGCCGTTCTGGCCTTCCAGCTTTTTGACTTCCTGCACTGCGGCGCGGTACTCGCCCTTGCAGGCGTCCAGATTCGCCTTCGCCGCAATGGTCGCGGAATCCGTCTCGCCCAGCGTATTCCTGTAATGCCGATACGCCTGCGCAGCGCTGGCCACTTCTGTTTTCAGCTGCTGCTGTTTGTCCTTCGCATCCACGAGGCGCTGGGCGTAATCATTCTGCCGGGTATAGCATTCCTGCAGCTTGTCGCTGGCCTGCTGGAGCGCACGCTCATATTGGCCTACTGCATCCTGCTGGAGCTGGAAGGTGCGCTGGAGCGTAGACAGCCTGGCAGACAGTCCCGCCGTGGTCGTCTCAAAATTCTCCACACCGGCGGAAGCCAGATGAAACGCCGACTCCGCTTCCTGGATCTGCTTATTGATGGATTTAATGTTGCGCGTGAAATTATCGCTGTTCAGCGACAGCGATACCACAAGATCGCGGAGCGTCTCGCTCATGACGGATCACCTCCTACGCATAGTATATTGAAAACAAAATCTGGCACTTGACAAGCAGCACGGTGTAGTTTATACTATGTATAAACAAGAAAGGAGGCTTTTTCATGCAAGTGCAGTTAAAACCGTGGGGAAACAGTCAGGGGATTCGTTTTTCGAAGGAATTTCTGAAAAACGCCGGTTTTCAGCCTGATGACGTACTGACAGCAGAGATCTCCAATGGGAAGATCATCCTGAGCCGCGGCTTTCGGCATCGCAGTCTGAAAGAGCGAGCAGCAGAATACGGCGGAAAACTGAACCTTTCAGAAGAGATCGACTGGGGCGAACCCGTGGGAGATGAAGTGTGGTAATGCAGAATATACAGCAAGGAGACGTTCTGAAGGTAGGCGGCTTGTCCTATCCCATGCTTGTCGTCAGCAATGGTTTTTTCAATCAGGAGGGAAAAGTCATTGCCTGTCCCATTGTACGCAGCGCTGTAGAAGGTCCGCTGCACATCAAACTCAAGAATTCTCCCACAGAAGGCTATGCGCTCTGTGAGCAGCTGAAGTATATCGATCTGACCGTCCGACGCTTTTCCAAACTGCCTGCAAGCCACTACTTTGACATCATCGATATCTCGGACGCTATTATGAGCATCTTTGATTATCAGTGCTTATGATGCAGCGGGCTTCAGCTCTGTCCACACCTCGTCAATGTAGCGTTGGCGAGGTGCTTTCTTTTCCTGTTCCCGTTTTGCGTTCCATGCCCGGATCTTCAGGAAGCCCGGCATATCCATGCGGTCGATCTCATCCATGCGCCAGCCGGATTCCAGCAATGAATTGTAGGTGGAATAGATGAATTCAGGCAGCGTCAGATTCCCGTCGTCGCCGGTTCCTTCGCCGCCTTCGTAGGGAACTCACTGAGGATTTCGGTGGTCTGGGTCTGCACAGCCATCAGCGCCAGCGCAATGTCATGCATCAGGCGATCCACGGGATAGCCGTCCAACACGTCGTCCGGGGTGAACTGATTTCCGAACAGCAGACAGAACCAGCGGATCATCACGTCCATAGCGTCCGGAATGCTGATCTGTTCCGATTGGGGAATCTCTTCGCCCTTGACAGCGGCGTTGGACAGTACCACGATTTTGGCATACATCTTCGCCGCAGGTTCCATCTCACGCAGCGCACGGCCAGAGACAAAGTCTACAACGTATTTCTTATCCTTGAGAGTACAGGTAATCATGGCGGGTACCTCCTTGTATTTATATGAAGGAATCTCCGCACAGCGCTCTGCCGTGCGGAGATACAGGATCACTCGCTGGTCGTAAAGACCGGCTCGTATACGCTCTGCAGGAAGGTCGCACCCTTTTCTGCTGTGAAGCCACTTTCCCCTTCGTCAGCCACAGCCTGATACTGATTATCATGGGTGCGGCGAATCGCCGTCCATTCGACTTCGCCGGTCTGGCGGGTGATGCTCTTGCCTTCCTTCGTGGCGTAATTCTCAGTCACGGGCTTGGCTCGCACCTTGTATAGCCAGACGAAACGGTATTTGTGGTTGGCCTTCTCGCTCTTGAAGCCGACCGCAAAATAAGGCGGTTTGTCAGTGGACGAACGGATCAGCACGCCGTTGTCGTCGATCTTATTGGCGAAAATCATCTCCTGGATGATCAGCGGAAGGTCGGCCATTTTTGTCTTGAACGACAGTTCCGGGTCGGGATATAGAACATCAAATTCCGTATCATCCGCATACTGTACATCCGGGTCGCTATTCTGGGGCGTGATGGACGCCTCGATTGCGCCGGCGACCAGCTGAAGTGCGCCGTAGGTCAGCGTTTCTTCCGTATCCGCCGTCAGCGGCGCGATGACCATATTTTTAAGACCCACCGTAGAGCTTACCGTGGGCGAAGCAGCGGGATTTGCCATGTGATATGTCCTCCTATTTCAGTAATTCGTCCTTCAGAATGTTCTTCATGATCTGGTATGCCTCGTCCTTGCGCACATCAAAAGCCGGGCGCACGAAGGGATGAGCAGGAGCGGGACCGGGGCCACCATGGCCGTGTTCGACCGGGTTGGCATAGTATGCGCCCTTTTCGGAATGCTTCACGCCAATGGTGATATACTTGCCGCCGCTGCGGGACTTACGCACGTTATGCGTTCGAATGGAGCCATGCAACGCGCCGGTGATGATTTTCGGATCGGACGCAGCGTTGTGCAGCATCTGCTCCTTGATGGGCTTTGCGCCCTCCTGCAGCGCCCGGTTCACGCCCTGCCCGAATTCCAGACTGGACGCCATGTTGGTCAGATCATCTTTGAGATTGTCAAAGCCCTGCAGTTCCATGGGCATGGGAATCACCTCCTAATTCGGGCATAAAGAAACCGTGCGGCGCACATCAGTGCGCCTGCACGGCAAAGAGAAAAAGCCGGGGTTTTAGGAACGAGA